TCGACAACGTCGCAGGAGTCGACAGTGTCATCTGTTGGGCACCAGGGCCAGCGCTCGTGGCCGTCATGTACGCGTGCGCTATCACCAGCTTGCCCATCGTCTGGATGAAAGAACCGTTCACCGTCTTGTTGATCGTCGTCGCACCCTGCTTCCAGATCGGCGTCCAAGACGCCGCCGTCCCAGGCGCACGCGCATCCAACAGCGCCTTCCGCACGAACTGGTTCGCGCTCGACGCGTCAGACGCAGGGCCAGACGGGATCGCGCTGAACGCCAACGTCGCGTCCTTCACGATGACATTGGTGTTGATGTAGTTCACCAAGTCCGTGAAGTTCTGCGTCACCTGGGTGCCATCGCCAGTCGTGCCGTTGACAAACGTGTACGTGACTGCTGCCGTGCTCATCGGATCCTCTTTGGTCGGTAGGTTGCGACGAACGCGTCCACGCCCCACGGGCTGTTCGTTTCAGGACCGCTCACCTTGTACTGGACGGACGTGGCCGCGCCCGCACCCACGTTCTTCTCGATGTCATACGTGTTCGTGGCCGCAGACCACGGGTCCACCCCCCACGTGAACGACCCCCACAGCGAACCGCTCCCGCCAGTCACACTGATCGACGCCGTACGTCGCGCCTGGTTCGAGTCGTAATCCGTGTAGACACTCAGCGGCAACGCGATCTGCGCGTTCGCCAACACGATCGTCCGAGTGCGCGACCAACGCTTCACGATCGCAGGCAAGCCGCCATCCAGCCAGCTCGTCCTGTAATACGAGTTGATGTGGTTCGCCTGTCCACCCTCAGTCAACGTGTCCGTGAACGTCGTCAGCATGTCCACCTGCTGCAGGTAGTTGCTGCTGTTGAAGATCATCGGCACAGGCCCACCCGCAGGCACGAAGTGCAACATCAGCGTCGCATTGAAGTCGTACCGAGTCCACGCGCCGTTACGACCAATCGCAGGATCGAACACGAGAGCGTTGCGGCCCGACCCCCACCCGACCGTGACCCACAAGCGACGGCCAAGCCACCGCAAGTACACGGTGCTCGTCATGCTGATGTCAGTCGAATCGACAGTCGGCTTGATCCGATCGAACACCCACTCGATCTTGTTGCCAGCCGCCAGGTACACGCCGTCGCCGTAGTTCCAGAAGAACACGCCATACGGCGTCCTGCACACGCTGTACGGGGACTGTGTCCCCACGCTCGTCGCGACCTGCTGCACGAAGAACGAGTCAGGGTCAGAGCCGTAGATCGCCCACGTGCTGTAGCGCTTGAACACCAGCAGGCGATCGCCGTCAGGGACGATCGCTTTGATCTCATCGCCGTCCTGGCCGATGTTCACGTCGATGTAGTCGTTCGTGCGCCAGTCCTCAGCGCGGTTCGGGTGCGAGAACCGCACCCTGTTGCGGAACGCAGTCCCGCCCTCGTTCGTGTTCGCCACCCACACGTAACCGCCGTGGCTTGCGATCAGCTTCGCCTTCGGCATGTTGCCGCCAGTCGGCGCAGCAAGATTGTCCACGAACGTCGTACCGAGATCAGTCTTCGCCGCGCCGTTCCACTTGCGCGCCACAGCCGTCCCGTCCTGTATGTAACACAAGTCGTTGAACGTCGCAGCCGTCTTCACCAACGCCTTGTTGCCAGCGTCCGTGTACGCCGTCGTCCACGCACCACCAGTGCCGTACACGACGTTCCCCGTCGCAGAATCGTTCCCCATCACCTGCGCTGTCGAACCCGAGTCGTAGTACGCCCACAGCGAGTTCAACGTCCCAGGCGAAGCCGTCCCGAAGTTGTCGCTCCCGCCGCGCATACGCACGCCGCCACGCTCATCGATGTCGACATTCAACAAGTCAGGCGACTCGTTCGGAGCCAGCGTGAACTGGTCGGCATGAAGGTTCAGCCCACCAGTGAAATCTCTCAGAGCCGCGATCTTGAACGCCTGGGAAGCCATCGGCTACTCCCAGTCGTAACGGCCAGGCAGGAGAGCTTGACCCTGGTAGCGGTTCGGAGCGCCGCCGTTCAACACCATCGGCTGCGCCAATGGTGCGCCATCGAAACGATGCTGCAACACGTCCAGCTCGCTGGCAAAGTTCGTCATGTAGAACGACGCCAGCTCCACATCCTCCTGCTGCGCGTACGCACGCGCCAACGTCCACACCGTCACGAGGTTCTGCAGCTCGTCGGGCAGGTCGGGTTCCCCGCCCGCGCCCTCAGCGACCCAGTCGCGCGCCCTGCGGTAACCCCGCACCTGGATGATGTAGTCCGAGTTCGGCGTCGGGTACAGGCGGATCACGTCGCCCCACGAACGCCAGTAGTACGGATCACTCGAAGTCACGATGTTGCGCGGCCAGCCCATGTCCCCAACGTCAGAGCCGATCCAGCTCAGCTCATGGTTCGGGGAACGCAACCGCACAGGCGTGCGCAAGTCGCCCACGTCGATGCTCGATAGGGGATAGTCCGACTGTCCAGCGACCGTCGTGAACGTGTAGTCGACCTCGTACAGCGGCCAGCGGGCCGCAGACTGCTCGATGCGGTTCGACCCTTCACGGGCGAACACGTCGATGACAGTGTCAGCCAGGTCAGTCTCATCCAGATCGAGGACCGACCGAACATGGTCACGGATGTTCTGGAGCGTGTACGCCACTGTCGATCTCCGCGATGGCCTCGTCCAAGTGGGTCTGCGCTCTCATGCCACGCAGATGCCCGATGCACCATTCGGTGCCCTTTGCCCTACGGGCACGACACGTCGTGCCGTCCGCCTTCTCCGCCGTGCACCGCGTAGGATCAGGCGGGTTCACATCGGGGTGATCGTCACCCAGGTAGTCGAAACCGCCATACGACGGGACTGTCCCGCTGGCAGCGAGCTGAGTACCAGCGGCAGCGGCCCCGCCGTACGCGGGGACACTGCCTGACACGTTGTTCGGATGGACGACGCTCACGCGTACCCGATGAAGCGCACCGCGAACTGCTTGGTGCTCAGGTTGGTCGCGTTGACCGCTTCCGTGCCAGCCGCCACGTACGCGGTCAGCTTCGGCGCAGTCTCCGTGCCCGCCAGTCGGATCTCATGCCCGCCCGTACCAGCAGCGGGAAACCCGCCACCCGTCGGGATGGCAACAGTCGGACTTGCGAGAAACTCCACACCCTGCACCCGAGCGAGGCCGAGCGCCGCAGCGTCGACCGTGTCGCCGTTAGTGGCGTACGACGAGCTGAGGTTCACCAACGCTTCGACCGTGCGCTTCCCGTCGACCGACACGCCCTGCTTCTTGATGACGACTGTGCAAGCACCCATTCAGACTTTCCTTCCTAGATCGGACCCTGTGGGGCGGGCCGAAGCCCGCCCCAACCACACACACACGCAGGGTCAGGTCTTCTGCGTCAGGACGGCCTGACGGGCACGGTTGCTGATCGTCAGGTTCCCGTAGCACAGGATCTGTGCGTAGCGAGCGTCCGTCTGATTCGGGCGCACGAACGGCGACGGCTTGAACCACACGTCGCTGTGGCCGACGAGCCGCAGGTACTTCGTGTTCAGGAAGTACATGTACGTCGGGTTGGCCGCAGGCGCACCTGCCGACAGGTTCGCGTCGTACACGACGGGAGCGCCCTTGTACATGAGGTTCTGGAAGCCCGCGTCAGCAGTCTTCGTGTCCGTGAACCGCAGTTGCGGCTGCAGGAGCGTCTCGTACTTCTCGTACAAGACCTGCGACGTGAGGATCACGTTCGGCTGGTCGTTACCGACCGAAGCCGTGTTGTACGCGGTCGCCATCGCCGCGATCGTGAGCGCCGCAGCCGTGTTGTCGTGGTAGGACCGCCAGAACGTTTCCGTCGAACCGTCGATGCCGCCGACGACCGCCGTACCGAAGGCGGGCGAGTTGTCGTACAGGAGGTTGAGCAGGCCGTTCCAGTCCTTGCCGCCGTTGCCTGTGCCGTTGCTGAAGAACATGATGTCCATCGCCTCAGTGATGGACTCTTCGGCCTGCATGATCTTGCCTTCGAGAAGGTCAATGATCGCTGCTTCGCCGCTGTTCTGCGCCTCTTCGATGCCGCTGATCGTGATGCCAGCGTAGAACTGCTTCCAGGTATACTCGGCAGCCGAGATGCCCGCCTGCTGCGTCGTGGTCAGGGTGTCATACCCCGAGTACGAGCCGACGTTGGTGTTCGTGCCGTAGATGAGCGGGATCACGATCCGCTCGCCACCAGGAATCTGGCGGATCTGGCCCGCCTGCTTCAGGAAGTACACGAGGGGACGTGCCGTGAAGATGTTGTCGACGAGCTTCGGAACGTAGTTCTTCAGCGTGGTCGACGCGATTGCGTCGAAGTTCGGGTTACCAGCCATGAGCTAGTGGTTCTCCTGGTCCTTAGGGGCCGCTATTGGCCCAGCAGCTGTTTGGCAGCCAGCCACGCTTCTTTGACCGAACTGACCTGCTGTGGTCCCGCCCCGACAACACCTGCCTGTCGGGTCGAGCCGCCCTCGACCAAGCCTGCAGCCCGCTTCGCTTCCGTGACCGCAGCGTCCTCTTCAGCCGCCTGTTGCGCCGCCTGCTGGCGGGCCTGCGCCTGCGAGTACACAGTCTCGTAAGTCATGTCGCGGTATGCAGCCCCGAGATCCCCGATGCCCTTGCTGATCGCGTGAGCGAGCAGTTCGGTTTCGTCGAAGTCCCCGTAGGTCGAGCGAAGCTGAGCCAGCTCACTCTCGATCTGCGCCTGGCGCTGAGACTCCTGCCACGACTGGTACTGCTGCTCCACCGACCTCAGGCGGGCCTCCGTCGGATCCAGGTCTTCCTGGTTGTCCTCGGGGGCTTGCAAGCTCTGGCCGTACGCCTCCCCCAACGCTTTCAGCGTTGCGACAGGGTCTACTTCCAGAGCGGCTGCGATCGCTTCGGCTCGTGCGAGTCGTTGCTTCTGCTCAGCAAGATCCTGCGTCTTTCGGGTGTAATCCGACTGGCGCAGGTATCCCTTCTGCAGTTCGTCCAGGGTGACCTGCTGATCGCCGACCGTGTATACGGGCGAGTCTCCAGGTTCCTCGAAGGACTGCGATGCCTCAGTGCTGGACGAAACATCAGTGGGAGTGTCGACCGTGTCGATTCCCTCTGGAGCGCCGCCTTCGGCTTCAGTCGACACTGGCGTGTCGACGGTTATGTCGGACATTCGTCCTCTCCCAGGAGTGCCGCCTTGTGCGGCGTGTTCCTATGAGAGAAGATCGAAGTGTCCCAACAGTTAGTTCCTCACGAGCAGCCGAGCGATGCGCGCGGCCATCTCCTTGTGGCCCTGAAGGGCCATGTGGGCACCGTCGTTGCTGCTGACTCCAGCGGCATTCAGTGCCGTGAATCCCCTGATCCCTTCCGCCGCGTACGCGTCGTACAAGTCCAAGAACGCGCAGCCCTTCTCGACCGCGACCCTGTGGATCACAGACCGAAGTGTCGACTGGTTCGGCTTGGGGCGAAGAGTTGCGTTCTGCTCAGGGAAAGCGACCAGCAGCTTGTCGCACTGAGCGGGCAGGGCGTTGATGATGGCGATCAGGTTGTTGCGGTACGCCGCCTGAGCGTCAGGCCAGTTGGAAATACTGGAGATCACGTCGTTCGTGAACGGACCGATGATCGCCAGGTCGGGGAACCACGCCCCGTGGTTGGCGTTCAGGATCGCGAAGTTGTCGCCGCTCGCGTTCGTACGGTTGAACACGCTCAGGTAGTCGGCGTCCTTGCCGAGGGTCAACACTTCCAGGCCCGTCGTCACGCCGAACGTGGGAGCGGTCGTGCCGTCGGGCAGCGGACCGTACGGGCGCACACCCACAAACTTCGGGTTCGATGAGGTTCCCGCCGAGTCCGCGGCGCGGACACGAATGTCGACGAACGCCGATCCGCTCGTGATGAGCTGACGGTTGATCGATACCGCGCCGCCTGACGCGTTCACGTTGTTCCACACGCTGCCGCCATCGACCGACCACGACCAGGGCACGAAGTTCGCTGTCTCCACGTAGATGTCCGCGGCCTTGACGACGCCCAACTCGGTTGGGATCGTGAACTTCAAGATGTTCGCCGCGCCCGTGGCTTCCACGCCCCAGCCCCACGGCGCACGGTCATGGCCGCCGCCAAGCGTGACCTGTGTCCACGCTCCGCCGACACAGGACCATTCGCTGCTGCCGTTCCCTGACGTGCCGCCGATGATGTTGGGATCGGATCCGTTGCGCCAAATCCCGTAGAACCCAGGCCCAAACGGGGTCAGGTTCTGCAAGCCCAGGTGCTTCGACAGGATGCGGCTCAGCCGCGGAGTCCAACCGTCATAGTTCGCGTTGACCGACGCCTGCGCGGTCGAGTCGCCCATGACAGCGATGCGGGTGATCGCCTCACCCAAGATCACTGCGCCCGTGGTCGCGGTCGCTTTCGTGGTTCCGTTCGAGCCACGCGACACAGTCCACGTGGTCGTGCCCAGCCCGCCCGTGACCAGCATCTGTTCCGAGCCGATCTGGATCAGGCAGCTGCCCGACTGCGGGAACGACTCGGCCCGCTCGACATTGATCGTCGTCTGTGCCGTGGTCGTGATGTCCGCCGTCAGCTTCGTGCGGGGCGGCTTCGCGTTCTGCTTCCAGTTGTCAAGCGCGCCACGCGGCACGTAGATGCCGCCCTCCATCGACGTGCGCATTGCAAGACTGCCATCAGCGGTGTCGCCGTCCTGCGGACTCAGTGTGACAACGGGCATTTCAGCCTCCTAGATGTGGCGCGTTCAGGCCGACCTGACCCGCGAGTTGAGCGACCTGTGCCTGCGGCACACCGCCAGTGTTCGGAACTTTCTGCGACTGCTGCGTTTCGGGCGGACCGCCGCTAGGCGGCTGCATGCCAGGCATCCCGCCAGGCTGCTGGGGCTGCCCGTTCATCATGTATTCGGGTGGTTGCGGCGGGAGCATGTACTTCTCGGGGTTCTTGATCCCGAATCCGAACTGGAGCACGTGCCTGGCGATCGCTGTCGGGTCGATCACAGTGCCGATCAGCGGTGCCAGCGACTGCATCAGGGCGATCGCCTGCTGTCGACGGAACGTCTCATTCAGCGGCTGTGTGGACCCAGCTTCGACACTGAAGTCGAACTCGCCCTGAATGTCCTTGCGGGTGTACGGCACCCACACGATCTGGCCTTCGATGCCCGTGACACGAGCGATCTGTTCGCCAGTCGTGTACTGCTGGCAGATCTGGACTAGTCGCCTCGCGACGAGTCCGACCGTTCTTTCGACCGCCGCGAGCTTGTCTGCGCTTCTAGCGTTGATCGCGTCCTGAATGATCGACGCTTCCGTCGCGGTACGACGAACCTCAGGTAGCGCGCCGCGCGCGTACTCGTTGACACCCGAGATCTTGTCAATGTCCGTCTCGATCGTCTCGCTGTAGTTGTACGCCTCAGGCGGGAACGGCTCGTTCGGCATCGGGAACACGACATCGGACAGCGGACGAGACTCGTCCGACACTGGCACCATCGTGTTATCCGCGTCGCTCGACAGCGCCTGTCGGCCTGCCGCGTCGAACGCACGCTCGTGGTACAGGTACTTGCGGGCGAACTTCTTACGAGCGTTCATCATCTGCGAGCGGGTCTTGTTCAGCTCGCCCTGAAGAGCTTCGATCGCCTCCAGGTCACCCATCGGGTAGAACTGCTCAGGCACGTCGTAGTTCCGCAGCATCACGAACGGATGCCCGTACGCGTACGGCATCGGCTGCGGGTCGATCAGGTAGTCGTCGGACCCTTCGGCGGTCACGCAGATCGTGTTGGTCTTCAGGTCGTAGCATTCCCACACCGTGACCCTGTCGATGTCGGTGTTCGTGGTTCCCGACCGCCAACGCGAATCCGACCGTTCCACCTGCACGTGCGCGTCGGCCTTCAGGTTGCGACGCACGCCAGGCTTGTACCGCTCGTCCTTGCGGACCTCTTCGAGCGGACGCTGGATCCGCTGGCAGATCCACTTGATGTCGTCCATGCACGTCGCCTCAGGGTCGACGAACATGTCGTGCGGGGACACACGCTCGACGAACGGCCCATCCTCGACAACGATTGTCTTCGTGTCAGGCAGGTTCGCGGCGATCTCTTCGTCCGTCGGCAGATCTGCCGCCATGTCGGGGTTCTCGACAGCGAACTGGTCGGCCTCAGCGATGGCAGCGTCCAGCTGGTCGCCGTAGTCGGTGTCGCCCAACGCGGCTTCCTGCTCGATGTAGCGGTAGCCGACCTTCAGCCAGCCGTGCCCCACAATCAGGTAGTCCTTGACGGCACGACGCACAGGCTCGTGGAGGTCGTGGTGCCTCCACCAGTAGTTGACGCACGCCTCCGTGATGACAGCCTTGTCCTCGTCCTCAGGTTTCGTCGCGGCGACAGTGATCTTCGGATAGTTGACCGACACGGACGGGTAGATCACGTTCACCGTGGAGAACGCGATGTTGACCGCGATGCGGTCCTCTGATCCCATCGCGGACGGGAACTGCTTGCCCTTGTACAGGTCGACCAGGCGACGCCACAGGTCGTCGTACCCTTCCTGTTCGCGCCAGCGGCGCGTCAGGTCAATGCGCTGCTTGTACCTCGTGAACTTGTCGGCCTTGGACTCTCGGGCCATGCGCTACACCCATCGGTACTTGTCATCCGCGGGAACGGAGTCGTAGCCCGCCGCCTTCGCTTCCGCGACCTGCTTCGCGGCGCGGACCCGCACAGATGGCCCCCGCCAGTCCTGCGGCACGCTCAACTGCATTCCGTGGCTACGCCAATAGCGGAGCTTGCAGGGCAGACACTCACAGGACTGGTCGTGGGCTACCGCGTCTGCGGCGATCATCACCGACCAGGACGCGAGATGTTGGCAGTGCCCTTGCGGGACTTGACACCCTGGCCCTTCGTGCCGCCTGCACGTGCGGGACCACCAGGCTGCGCTGACGGCGCGCCCTTGGGGACACGGTTGCCTTGCCGCGGCGAGCTGCCCGTCGAAGAACGAGCTGCGCCGTCAAGAACGCGAGAAGGGGACACAGACTTGTTCGCACGCGGGCCAGGTGCGGCACCGACAGCGTTGTAACCGCTCTTGCTGTTCGCCATGTTGGCTGACTCCAGAGTCTAGGATCCTATGAATACAGCCCAATGTGTCCCAGTCAGGCCTGCCACGAAGCACTGCTGTGGCGCACAGACTCCCCGCCGATGATCCACTCGCCCTTAGGCTCCTGACCCTGGCGTGCCCACCAGTCGCCCGTCCAGTAGTCATCGACCACAGTCACGTACTCGGGTTGGAACGCGACCTTCCGCATCTGATTCGCGACCGCCAACGCCATGACACGGTCGTCGTACGGTGAACCGTTCGTGCGGCCCTTCTCGTCGCGCACGTACGTGCGCAACTCCTTGACAGTCGACTTGTCGCGCAACTTCAGCTCGTCGTTACGGAGCGCCATCCCCAGCTCGTCGATCATCAGCGGCTTCGACGTGATCGTCGTCCGCCACCCGTACTCCATCGTCTGCTTCGTGCGCGCACTGTTCAGCGTCCGCTTGCGGTACATCATCGGGTAGCCCAACCTGCGCAGCGTCGTGATCGTCGTGAGGCCGTGGTTGTTCGACTCGACGCCCACCAAGGCATTGCAGTACCAGCGTCCGAGACGGTCGATCTCTTCGCCGAACAGGTCGGCCTCGATGTGCCCGTGCCACACGGCAACCTGCAGGCCCGTGCTCAGGTCGATCACCTGCGCGCACGAGTAGTCGCCGTGCTCCAACCCCTCAGCAGTGTCCGCTCCCAGCACGTAGCGGTGATCGGTGTTCGGGTATTCCCAAACGGCCAGCGGTCCAGGCGACCCCTGGAGGGTTGTTGCCTGGAACCTCATCGGTACGACGCGTTCATCAGCGCGTTGTAGATCAACAGCGCCAACAAGCCGAGCACGATCAGAGCCATGTAGAGCCAGTTCCTCATGCCACTAAGTATCCTGTCTGTGGCGGTACACAATCCAGTTCCAGAGATGCCAGAACATCGAGATCAAACACGGGATTACCCGACTTGATGAACGCCTCTTCAGGGGTGTTGGGATACTCCTGGGCGAGCTGCCAGGGCAGCATTGAGGCTTTCTTGGATGCGTACCAGTCATCGTCTCTGTCTCCGTTCGCACGCCAGCTTTGGAACAGCGGGGCGAACAGGTTGTCGCCCGTCTCCGCGCCCACCCACGCCTGATGGAACCAGTTGCCCGAGCCGTTGGCGGTGGAGAGTCCAATGACTCGACCACCGACATCGGCCACAGGCTCGATGGACGACCACGCGTCCTCCGCGTTCGGCAGGAACGCCCACTCGTCCACGATCACCAAGAACGCGCTGGAGCCACGAGCAGGATCCGAAGCGGACGGCATCGACGTGATAGACGATGCGTTGTCGAACACCATCTTCTGCTGGTGATCGACAGTCGGCTGTGGACCCCGTTGTTTGATCCAGTCGTCCAGATTGTCGTAGCCGTACTTCGCCTTGCGCAATAGATCGATCGCCTCCCGCTCCGTGCGGGAGATCATGATGATCTCGCGGTCAGCGCCGAAGAATGTGAGCCACGTGCTGAAGAACGCCGCCAACGTCGAGTAGCCGATCTG